CTTCCACTGCATGCCCTCCTCGAGGATGGCCACACGGTTGACGTTGTCGAGGCCCTGGTGCCGCGCTTCCCACGAGCTCTTCAAGCGGCTGTAGCCTTCGTCGCTTAGCTTGCCAGGATGCTGCAGCACGCCGCCGGGCTTTGCGCCATTCGAGAAGAATCGGCTGCCCAGCTCCTCGCCGGCCTTGCTCAGCCCGATGGCCTCACGCGCGAGCGCGATCGGGCTCATGCCCATGATGCCACCGATGCTCAGATTGCGGATGTGCCACACGCGATACTTCGGCAGCGCGATTTCGGTATTGTTCGGCAAACGCGTGTGATACCAGATCTGGCCGTCGTCGTGCCGCACCGGCCAGGTGCGGTCGGGGCGCAACGGCCACAACGCCAGCACGTCGCCGCGCCGGTTCATCTCAATCTCGCAGTAAGCGTTGCCCCACAGCGTGAGATGCATCATCAGCGTCTCGCGCAGGTCGAACGAGGTCATCTCCGGATTGGGGAGATCATGGAGGATCGGATACAGCGCGTGCCCGGTGGCGCGATCTTTGCCGTCGGCGGTGCGCCGGTAGGTGATCAGCGGCAGGGACGCGACCGACTGCGACAGGACCATCACGCAGCCAAGCACGGCCGTGTTGGTGATCGCGCTCGTCGGCGTGACCGATGCGCCGGCGCTCGGCCCCAGGCCCATGAAGTCGTTCAGCACAACGGGCTCGCCAATCGGCCCGGGTGGCGTTTCGCGCGCCCGCGTCTCGGCGGCCGGCGCGCCCCAGAAGCCGTCCCATGCTGATGCCAGTGTGTTTCGTATGCCCATGTGTTACACCTCGCGGATGCCCCGCTGTTCATATACGCTGATCGTGCTCTGGTGCCGCATCGCGCGGTCGAGCGCCATGATGCCGGCGACAATGCCGTCGATCTTTTCGCGTGATTTCAATTTGTTCGGCTTGACGTTGCCGGCGGGGTCGCTCGACACAACCACGTTGTCGGCCATCCAGCGCAGGACCGGCTGCCCGCCGTGCCTGATCTTCCCGTCAAGCACAAGCCGAAGCAGTTCCTTTGTAGGCCCGCTCATCGAGTTGAAGCCCTGCCCGAATCCAACCATCGTCAGGCCGGCGCCCTCGAGCTGCTGCGACACCTGGAATGCCCCCCAGCGGTCAAAGGCGATCTCGCGGATGTTGTAGACCTCGGCCAGCGCTTCAATGTCGCGCACGATGCGGCCATAATCGATCACGTTGCCGGGCGTGGTGCGGATCAGGCCGGCGCGCGACCAGGCGTCATACGGCACGCGGTCGCGCCGCGAGCGGTCGATCATGTTCTCTTCGGGAATCCAGAAGAACGGCAAGATGGTGTGCATCTCGTCTTCGCCTGCTTCGTTGGGGAAGTCGAGCACGAACGACGCGATGTCGCTCGACGAGGCCAGGTCGAGCCCGCCATAGCACTGCGCGCCTTCGAGCAGCTTTGCGTCAAACGGCGTGCCGCATCTGTCCCAGGCCTGCAGATCCAACCAGCGCGTTTCCTGCTGCGTCCATTGATTCAAATGCAGCCGCCTGAAGGTGTTCTGGTAGGCCGGTGAGGCCTGCGCCTTTTTGCATTCCTGAGCCAGATAATCCAGCTTGACGGTGTAGCCGAGCGAGGGGTTGGACTTCGACCACGTCGCCGGCGATGTCCAGTCGTCTTTCTCATCTGCCGCGGCGATATAGGCGAAGAAGGACGGATCCTCAATGATGCCCTCAAGCACTTGGCGGCCGTATTCGTGCTGCTCATAGCAGATCGAGTTGCGATCAAAGCCGGCCGTGGTGATGGCCATCGTGAGCGGCTGCCTTCTCGCGCCGGTCGACGTGGTCAGCACGTCCCACAGATCACGGTTGGGCTGGGCGTGCAGCTCGTCGAAGATGATGCCCGATGCATTCAGGCCATGTTTGGTCGGCGCATCAGCACTCAAGACTTTATACGTCGACATGGACTCGCCGACGAACACGGTGCGCTTGTAAACGTTGGAGCGCTTGCTGAGCTCCGGGCTCGCTTCAACCATGCGCTTGGCCTCGTCGAACACAATCGATGCCTGGTCGCGATCTGCAGCTGCGCTGTAAACCTCAGCAGCCGGCTCGCCGTCGGCATACAAGAGGCACAGCGCAATGCCGGCTGAAATGGTGGACTTGCCATTCTTGCGCGGGATCTCGATATAGGCCGTGCGATAGCGGCGGGTGTTGTCACTGCGCCGCTTCCAGCCGAAGAGCGGCCGGATGATGTCCTGTTTCTGCCAGTCGAGCAGCGCGAATGGCCTGCCCGCCCACTCGCCTTTTGAGTGGCGCAGGAGGCGCTCGAAGAAGTTCACCGCAATCACAGCGGCGCGCTCATCGAAGTAAAAATCAGGGTTATCGCCCATTCGCTCGCTCATTCGTCCTACTCATAAATAAATCGTATACGCGTATAATATTGTTGCGCGCACGCCTCACACGAGGCCGGCATCGCGGGATGATCGTTGGGCGGCTTGATGGGTGGTGTGTAGTTGGACTGCCAGAAAGCTCGTCCGCTCACCGCAAGGGCACCCTTCAACTTCCGCCGCGCTGCGCATCCCGCTCTGCCTTCCCTGCTGCATTCGCAGCCCCATTCACAGCCGGCTCATCCACGCCCTCAAACAACATCTCAGCCAGGGTCTTTTCTTTGGCCGGCGGTTCCACATGCAGCGCGCTGCGGCTCGATGGCGTCATGCCAAACTCCGCTGCATACTGCCTGAACGCCGCCGAGTTGTCGCGCAGCACCTGCAGCAGCGGATGCTTGCGATCCAGCCCGTTCTCATCCTTCACCCGCACGCCGTCCTTGCGCACGATCTGCGCCACTTCGCGTGCAAGCGACCAGTGCACAGCCATCATGTCGAACGCGGCCTCGTCAACCTCGGTCAGCACGCCGAGATCGCGCAGCTTCTTGCCGTAGCGCGCATAGAAGTCGGTCAGGCCATCGGCAAGCGGATCCTGCCGCTTCTTTGCCACCTTCGCGACCTTTGCCGGCGGCAGCGCCTTGGGCTTCGGCTCGCTTTTGTTCAAGCGCCGCTTGCCCGGGTTGCCGGCCAGCTCTTTCAGCTTCGTCGGCTTTGGTTTAGGTCCTCGCCTGCCCATCTTTTGTGTCGCTCAGCATGAGCCGCCTTCGCGGCCTCTTGGAAATTTGAAAAAACCTGCGCGCGCGCGCGCGAGACTTCCGGGCGGTATCAGCGAGCGATCGGCAGAGATTCGACACTCCCCTCCCCTCGCATCTCCGCCATCGTCTTCCGGCTATGGCAGGGCTTGCATAAGGATTGCAAATTGGGGAGGGTATCTGGGCCACCACGACGACGCGCAATGATGTGGTCGACCTCGTTGGCAAGCACAACATCCTCGCCATGAACCTTGAATGGGTCTTCGCACAACGGGTTCATGTTCAGCTTCATCCGTCTCAGCTTTCTCCATGTGTGGTCATACCCACGCTCGGCCGCACTGCCTCTGCGTTCTCGATCGACCTGCTCCACTTTCGCCTTGCATGCATCGCAGTAGCGTCCATCCCGCACCAGCTCAGGGCAGCCTGGTGTGGCGCACGGCCGGCGCGCCCGCCTTAGCCCCGTCAATTGCTGCTCACCACCCCCACCCCTTGCCATGGCCATGCCCCTACTTCTCCACGATGACGCGCCGGTATTCGTCATATGGCACCCCGTCGACTGAATACCTGAAGTGGACCCTGATCACCTGCTCGGGCAGCATGCCCCCCGTCTGCACAGCGGACGTGGTGATCACCGTCGGCGTGCCCGATACAGAAGCCGTGCTGCCCGAAGCGAATATGTCTGTTGTCACATCCTCATCCGTGGTGTCAATGTATGCAGCCACAGATGCAGCGGTGTAGGTTCCGCTCTTGTTCGGCTGGTAAGCGAACAGGCCCAGCTCACTGGATCCCCGCCGGACCGGCTCACCTATCTCTCGCACTGTTGTCATGTGCCCTCCCATGTGTCATCGTGTCGCGCGCCTGACCAGGCAGAATCCGAACGCGCGCTGGCCCAGGTTGTGTTTGTGCGGGCTCCCTGCCACGCGTTTGCAAGCGCATTCACTATCCGAGTTGCGGCCACCATGCCGGCGCTCGCCAGCGTGCCAAGCAGCGCTTTCAACGTCATCCGTCTGACCTGACCCGACGCAGTCAGCACGCCACTGATGCTGGTGGCTGTTTGTTTCGTCGCTGTGCCGCTCATGCCCAGCACGCCGGCCAGTGCCACCAGAACAGAACGCACCGATGCCAGCGCGCCACTCATCGTCATCGTGCCGGCCTTTGTGGTGCGGGCCTGCTTGGTCACCGTGCCCGCGCTGCTGAGCGTGCCGGCCTTGCTGGTGCGGGTCTGTCTGCTCAGCGCGCCGGCTGTGGTGAGACTGCCGGCCACCGTCCTCAAGAACGTTCTGATGCTGGCCAGCGCGCCACTCATCGTCATCGTGCCAGCCTTTGTGGTGCGGGTCTGCTTGGTCACCGTGCCGGAACTGCCCAGCTCGCCGCCCTTCGTGGTGCGGGTCTGTCTGCTCAATGCACCCGCGCTGGTCAAGCTGCCGGCCACCGTCCTCAAGAACGTTCTGATGCTGGCCAGCGTGGCGCTGCTTGTCAGTGTGCCGGCCAGTGTCGTGCGGGTCTCTTTGTTGGTGCTGCCCGAGGTGGTCAGTGTGCCGGCCTTCGTGGTATCGGTGCGC